GTAAAGCAGTTTTTTAACAAGCATGGAAAACCAATAGATTGGGGGTCAAACAAGGATTTAGGAGATTTGTTCTATTCCATAATTGGAGCTTTGCCTGAATTTACAAAAAAAGGAAATCCATCTGTAGATAAAAATTCTTTATTAAAAATAAAACACCCTATTGTTGAACAGCTTCTTGAATGGCGTAACTTTGAAAAGATACAAGGAACATATCTTGCTCAATTTGCAAGGGAAGTATGCAATGGAAAGATTCATCCATTATTTGATTTAGGTGTTTCAAATGAAGATAAGGCTTCCCCCCTTACATACCGAAGTGCAGGTAGCCGACCAAACTTTCAAAACATTCCAATAAGGGATGAACAGGCAAAGAAATATTGTAGGATGGGAATATTCCCATCACCCGGAAATCAAATACTGGAACCGGATTTTTCTGGAATTGAAGTAACAATTTCAGCGTGTGTGGTTGGAAGTACAAAAATAGAAACAATAGATGGAGAACAAACAATAGAAAAGATAATAGAACGGATAAACAAAAAAGAACAAGTTTTTGTTTATGGATATGATTTAAAGAAGGAAAGAATATCAATCTCTGAAGTTTTAGATGGGGGAATTACTAAAATTAATTCAGATGTAATTACTATTGTTTTAGACAATGATGAAAGTATTACTTTAACTCCAGACCATGAAATAATGGTAAGAAGTGGGAAATATAAAAAGGCAAAAGATATTATAGTTGGGGAAAGTATAATGCCTTTTTATAAAAGAAATAAAAAAAGTTATTATGGAACAAACTATACAAAAATATACCTGAACAATGGAAAAACCGTATTGGCTCATAATCTTATCGCTTCTGATATATATGGAATTGAAATTTCTTCTACAAACTATGTTGTCCATCATTGTGATGGAAATGGGACAAACAATAGCTTAAATAATTTAAAAATAATAACTCGTAAAGAACATATGAAAATTCATTCCATTCAAGGATGGGAGAATGACAGAAAAAAAGGAAGAAAAAGAAATTTTAATTGTTCTCCTGAAATATATTCTAAAATGAGGGAAGGAAACAAAAAATGGTTTAATAGTCCAATAAATAAAAAAATATTTTCAGACAAAATAAAAATAAAATTAAAACAACGTGGAGGACACACTGGAGAAAATAATCCAATGTGGGGTAAAAAACATTCTCCTGAAACAATATTAAAAATATCTGAGAAAAGAAAAGGACTTGGTTGTGGTAAAAAACCGTGGAATTTTGGATTAAAAAAAGAAACAAATCAAAAAATCTTTGAAATAAGTTTAAGACATAAAATGTATAAACCAACAGAAGAAACGAAGAAAAAAATATCATTAGCACAAATTGGAAGAAAACATAGAAAAGAATCAATAGAAAAAATGAAGGGTAGAATTTTTTCTGAGCATACAAAAAAATTATTAAAAATTAAAAGTATAGAAAGATGGAAAAAACATAAAAAAGACAATAAAAAAACACAATGCCCTTTTTGTGGAAACTTTTTTTCAGTTTTAACCCATTCTCATTTATTTTATAAACACAAAATAAAAATACAAGAATTAAAACAGAAAACAAATCATAAAGTTAAAGAAATAATAAAAGAAAACAAAAAAGAAAATGTATATAATATAACAGTAAAAGGAATACATAATTATGCTGTTTCAGCGGGGGCAATAATAAAAAATTGTTACCACCATGACCCACAAATGATTACTTACATTACCGACAAGTCAACGGACATGCATCGGGATTGTTCCTGTGATTTATGGATTCTTCCCCCCAGTGAAATAACAAAAGATATACGATTCTATACAAAGAATGGTTGGACATTTCCAGAATTTTATGGAAGTTGGTATGGTGAGTGTGCAAAGAACTTGTGGGAGAACTGTAAAAATCTGAAAACAGCTTCAGGAAAACCTTTAATGGAACACTGTGCCGAAGTTGGATTATTCCCGTATGAAGAATTTGAAGAACACTGCCGGTCAGTTGAAAAGATATTTTGGGAAAAAAGATTCAGAGTGTATTCACAATGGAAAGATGAAGTAAATGAGCTATATAGAAAACGGGGATACATTGAAACTCATTTTGGATTCAGATTCAAAGGGTATATGCCCTATAGGAAAGTAACAAATTACCCCATTCAGGCAACAGCCTTTCATTGTCTTCTGTGGACATTGATTAATGTCAGCAAAATAGCAAAAGAAGAAAAATGGAAATCAAAAATATGTGGGCAGATACATGATTCAATGTTTATTGATTGTGTTCCTGAAGAGATGGAGCATATAATGAAAACAGTAAACAAAGTAGGGACAGAAGATATAAGGAAGTTTGATTGGATTTGTGTCCCACTAAAAATAGATTTTGAAGGAACGGAAATAAATCAGCCCTGGTACACAAAAAAGGAAATTAAAATATGACATCAGAAAAAGCTAAAATTTTAATAAAAAAAGAGTTTTACAACAAAGTCTCTATAAGAGAACCCTATTGGAAATACAAAGCGATTGGGATAAAATCAACTCTTTGTAATAAAAATCTTGTTATAAAAATAAATTATACGAATGCCGATGGAGGACAACCATTTCCAAATTCTTACTTTATAAGGAAAGAAGATATTAAAGAAGCAAAGATTACAGAGATGAAAATAAGAGGGATTACATTGTATATAATCCCCATTGAAAAACTTACGGAAATAAAATGAAAAGAACTAAATTAATTCCAAGAAGGGGATTGCCTGATATTTGTAGTATAAAATATTTTGGTAAAATTGATTTTTATTTACGTTGGAGAGATACAAATAAAACATTTACCCTTTCTATATGGAAAAGGAATAATCAAGGAAAACAATTAACTTTAATGGATATATGGTATCCAAAAGAAAGGGAATGATATGCCTTTACAGCACGTTTACAGACCAACAAATTTTAATGAGTTTGCCGGTAACGATTCAACAATAGAAAGTTTAATGGCTGTCCTTGAAAGGAAAAAGGATATTCCCCATTCATATTTATTTACCGGCCCCTCTGGTTGTGGCAAAACAACTCTTGCCCATATTCTTAAAAAAGAATTAGGGATATCCGATATGGATTTTTATGTTTATAATGCATCGAACACCCGTGGGATTGATACAATAAGACAGATTCAGGAAATGGCCCAATTCTCTTCCCTTAACGGAAATAGAAAGATGTATCTTCTGGATGAAACCCACCAAGTGACAGGAGCAGCCCAAGAAGCTCTTCTTCTCCTGTTGGAAAATCCTCCACCCCATGTATTTATAGCATTATGCACTACGGAACCGGACAAGTTGAAACCAACAATAAAAAGAAGATGCCATCAGGCAGAAGTTAAAAGGTTGGAAGAAAAAGATATTACTGCTTTTCTTTTATCAATCCTTGAATTGGAAAAAATAAAAGATTATTCAGGAAAAGTAATAGAAAGAATTGCGGAAACATCAGATGGTTCCCCCGGCCTTGCTTTAAGCTTACTTGATTCAGTAATAGAACTGGATGAAGATATGGCAATGAAAGCCATCGAGTCAGTAACTATAAACGAAAAATCGGTTATTGACCTTTGCCGGGCTTTACTTGATACAAAAAATACGCAATCAGCAAAGTGGACAAAAATAAAAAAGATACTTAATGGAATAGACGGAGAGCCGGAATCAATAAGACATGCTGTATTGGGATATTTCACTAAAGTAATGTTAAGTGATAATGGCAATGACCTTGCAGCAGACATTCTATCCTTGTTTACAGAGTCTTTTATTTATTCAGGCAGGGCAGGGCTTGTGCTTGCCTGTTATCTATCGTGTAAAGCCTAAATTTTAAGCCTACCATAAAATTTTATGACCTATATGCTATACTGATAATAGAGGATAAACATGAGAACCGATGAAATAAATTATTATGAAGATGATAAGTTTGGAGACAATGAAAGAATTGGAACCATTAAAGCAGAAACGGAAAGAGCAATCCTTTTTAAAATAGAAAAATTTGACGATGAACATTGGCTTCCATTGTCTCAGATAAAAATAATAAAAAGGAAAAAGATATCAGCGGATTATGACATTGTTTGGATACCAAGTTGGTTAATGACCGAAAAAGGAATCAAATAGAAGGAGAAATAAAATGAATGATGAATACACAAAAGATTTGGCAGTTGATAAATTCAATCTTGATGAACACTGGGAAAATCAAACTCTTTTATATGCAAAATGGGCAGAAAGACATGTTGAAGCCTGTGCTGAAAGAGACAGATTGAACGAAAGATTGGAAATAAGGCGGGGAGAACTCAATCTAAAGGTAAGAGTAGAAGGACTTCCCGATGGAATCAAAATAACAGAATCGGTTGTAGAAAGTTACATAAACACCCATGAAGATATTATGAAACTTCATAATGAAATGCTTGAAATAAATGAAGCGATTGCCTATCTTTCCGTTGCCAAAAGTGCAATGGACCACAGAAGGAAATCCCTTGAAGGACTTACTGATTTGTATTGCCATGATTATTATACTTCCGACCCGAAGATTAAACACGAAGCTAAAAAGGCAGAAGAAATGGCCCGGACAGAAAGAAGGGAAGAAACCATTGATGATTTATCCAAACTTGAATCCACTAAAAAGATAAAACGGAAAAGGATAGAATGTTTTATCCAAAATGGGCCGGAAGACCCGTTGAAGAGAATAGGATGATTTATTATAAACAAATTGGTGGATTTATTATTTTAATTGTGGGAAAAATGGGATTTCTTAAAATTATTGCAATATTTTTTATTGTGTTATTGGTAATCTATTTGATTACTCAGATAATAACTGCCGGAGTCCTGATTGGGACACGGAAAACCAAGAACTTCTTGAGAAGGAGGAAAGATTTATGAGCATGAAGGATGTATTAAGGCAAAGGAAACAGGACTTGCTGAAACGTCAACAGGAGTCCAGTGAAAGAAAAACCGAAAGATTTGGAAGCATTTTCCTCAAAGACAAAATCCCTGAGGGCATCCCTTTTTTCATCCCCGATTCCGGGAAAGAACATATTATTGATATCGTTCCTTTCATTCCCGGCCCGAAACACCCAACTGATTCAGGAAAAGACATTTCCTATATGCTTGACCTTTACACCCACAAAGGAATTGGCCTTGGAAATGAACATATTATCTGCATGTTTTGGACCTACGGGAAAATAAAACCCTGTTATCCCTGCGAATGGATGGGGGAACACTGGCTTGCAAAAGAAGATTATGCAAAGGTAAAGCCAATCCGAAGGAATGTCTATCTTGTTTATGTACGGGATAATGCCGAAGAAAGGCGTAAAGGCTTGCAGATATGGGAAGTGCCTTACTTTTTCTTTGAACAGCATATTGATGGTATAAAAAAGCTTCCACAAGGTGGTGGGCAGATTCAGTATCTTGATGTTGATAATGGCAAGAGTATAGCCTTCAGCATTGAAAAGAAAGGGAAAGACAATATTGCCTATACCAACCATCGGTTTGTTGACCGGGTGGAGCCTATTCCTGATAAGGTTATTGACCAGTCATTTGAACTTGATTCGGTTATCAATTTCAACAGAACCTATGAAGAAGTGAAAGGCTTATTTCTTTCAACAAACAGGGAAGCTCCCACAAGAACAGGACGTGGAGTAAATCCTCCAACACCGGAAAAAGCAAAACCACAAGGAAGTGATGAACCGGATATTCCCGATAAACACTGGGGTACTCCAAAACAGAGTTCCGGTTGTCCTTATGGGCATAAGTTTGGAGAAACAATACTTGACCCCACCCCTGATTGTGACCCCTGCGAAAAGTGGGATGCTTGCTCAGAAGAAGCAGAACGGAGAAATATGGCCCCGGCCCCAGCTTCAAATCCGGCCCCGGCCCCGGCCCCGGCCCCGGCTCCACAACCCCCGGATGAAGGAAGGAAGTTTGCAAGAAGAAGAACAAGATAATTTAAAGATGGGTGGGAATATTACACAACCAACAATCATTTTATGATTATGGATATAATATTTCCCACCCTTCTTTTTTAATGAAAGGTTTATATGGATATCAAAAAAAAGAAGATGATTGATGAAATAAAAAATGAAACAAACAGCCCGGTAAAAACAGAAAAGAGAACTTGGACTCCTGAAGATTTGATTCCATCCGGTTCCACAATTCTTAATCTTGCCTTGTCGGATACCCCTTATGGGGGATACGGAAAAGGGAAAATTGTAAATCTTGTCGGAGATTATTCAACAGGAAAAACCCTTCTTGCTCTCACTATGCTTGCCGAAATATCAATGGACCCCCGATTCGATAATTATAATTTAATATTCCATGACACTGAGGTTGCTCTTGAGTTTGATATTCCCTATCTATTTGGCAATAAAGTGGCTGATAGGATAGAGTTGATTGAAGGTCAAAGAACTATTCAGGAATGGTATCGGAATCACTTATACAATATCGAAAAGGGGGTTCCTTTTATTTACATAACCGACAGCTTTGATGGAATAATTTCAGAAGAAGAACGGAAACGTGGCGGGAAGATGCTCAAAAAGATGAAGGCAGAAGCAGAAGGAAAAGCTGATGATGAAAAGGAAAAGGGCAGTTATAAAACAGAAAAAGCCCGGTGGTCGTCAGAAGCTTTCAGAAACTTTGCCGAAGGTGTGGAAAAGACAAATTCCCTTTCCCTTATTATCTCACAGACAAGGGACAATATCGGAGTGATGTTTGGACCGAAACAAACAAAGAGTGGTGGCAAAGCCATGAACTTCTGGATATGCCATGAGATATGGCTTTCAGCAAGCCACCCGGAGAAAGTAGAAACAGCATCAGGTTCCGCAAGAGAAATTGGGATGAGCGTATTTGCTAACGTAAAGAAAAATAAAATGACCGGGAAGAGAAGACAGGCATCTTTCCCTGTTTATTATGATTATGGGGTAGATGATATTGCCTCATGTATCAATTTCCTTATTGATGAAAAACACTGGGAACGATTAAGAGGAGTTATTTTAGCAAAGGAATTGAATGTTGAACTTAAAATGCCTGAACTGATAAAGCATGTTGAAACAGAATCTTTGGAAGGTCAACTGAAAGAAATATCCGGTCAGGTATGGCATGAAATTGAAGAATCAATCCGTTTGACCGACAGAAAAAAGAAGTATTAATTCGATGGGGTGTGAGACCAGTCATCTCCGTGGAGGGGGTTTTCGTCATTGTTTCCCTCTCCACCCCCATCTTTTATTGAAAGGAAAATAATATGCTGAACAGAAGGATTGAAATTAAAAAAGGGATTCCCCTTAACATGGGGAATTATGAAAGTGAAAGAATTGACATAGGGATATCAGGGGATATTGCAGAAGAAGATAATCTGGATGAAGAAATTGCGGTCTTATTAACTCAAGTGGACAACTATCTTCAACAGGAAGTAAAAGAAATAAAGGGGGTGCAATAATGCCATACATAGGAATTGACCCAGGAATGAAGGGGGGAATTGCAATTATTGATTGTGCTGAACCCCAAGCTTGGAGATACCCCGGAGACATTTCAGAGTGTGCAAACCTATTGAGAAGCCTTGATGCACAATATAAAATAGATTGTGCTGCCATTGAACAGGTCCACTCCATGCCTGGTCAAGGAATAAGTTCTTGCTTTAAATTTGGAATGAATTTTGGAGCTTTTCTTGGAATACTTGCAACATTACATATTCCCACAATTCTGGTAACTCCAAGGAAATGGCAGAAAATTTGTCTTGATTCGGGAACCGGAGAAACAAAACAGAGAAGTTTGAATATGGCAAGAAGGTTATTTCCATCTATTGATTTAAAATTTAAAGCCGATGATGGAAAAGCAGATGCTTTGCATATTGCCCGGTATGCGGAAATGATGAGCAGAAAATGAGACCAGATTGGGATTCATACTTTTTTGAGATAATGGATTCAGTTGCAAAAAGGGCCACCTGCAACCGTGGAAGAAGTGGGTGTGTCATTGTAAAAGACAAACAAATTTTAGTTACTGGATATGTTGGTTCTCCTCCAGGATTTTCTCATTGTGATGATATTGGACATTTAATGAAAACAGTTGTCCATGAAGATGGAAGAAAATCCGACCATTGCCATAGAACCATTCATTGTGAACAAAATGCTATTTGCCAAGCCGCTAAAAAAGGAATATCCATTGAAGGGGCCACTGTTTATGTAAAAATGACCCCTTGCAAAACCTGTGCAATGCTCCTTATTTGTTGTGGAGTAAAAGAAATAAAATGTCTGATGAAATATCAACTGGCAGAAGATTCAGAAAAGTTATTTGATAAAGCAAATATAAAAATAACTTATCTATATGATGAAGTTTTGAAATATGATTAAATCAGTTGAACTTCAAAATTTTCAAGGTCATATTAATTCTACCCTTCATTTCCATAAGGGTGTTAATGTAATAAAAGGAACATCCTGTCATGGAAAGTCTTCTATTATTCGTGCTCTCCGTTGGGTTATTCTCCATCGTCCTATAGGATTTGGATTCAAAAATTATTTCTGTGATAAAAAAGAATATACAAGGGTAATTGTTACTCTTGATAATGGAGTAATAATAAGAGAAAGAAATATGTATGATAACCGATACGTTATTGACCGGCTGATATTGGAAGCCATGAGAGGGGAAGTGCCTGATGAAGTAAAAAAAGTTTTGTGCATGAATGATATCAATATACAATCTCAACACAGTGGATATTTTCTTCTACAAATCCCACCAGGAGAAGTGGCTAAAAAATTAAACTCTGTTGCCAACCTTGATATTATTGATGTTGTCAGGGATGAAGTAAAAAGTGATATTTTCAAAGCAAAAACAAATCTTCAGGCAAACAAAAAGAAGGTAAAGGAAATATCTGAACTTCTTCCATCCTATGACAATATTCCAAAATATGAAAAGGCAGTGAAAGAGCTTGAAATAAAAGTAGAAGAGAAAGAAACATCGGAAAAGAAATTAAAATTTATAGATGGTGGAATAGCTTCAATAAAGAAATGTCAAGAAACCATCGACAAACATAGTAAAGTAATCTCTAAAGAAAAGAAGGTAAATAGTTTACTTTCCTTATTAAATACCAATAAAGAAAATAGTTTAAAACTTTCCTCCCTTTTGTCCTGTATAAAAAATATACAGAATATGCAGGAGATTATAAAAGATGATTCTGAATGGCTTACCATTGAAAAACCATTCATTGAAATATTAAAGTTGTTTGATAAAAGAAATAAGGTGATTGAAACAAGTAATGTAATAATCTCCATCGTGAAAGAAATAAAATCTGCATCAAACACAGTAAAAAAATGGAATGAAAAAGTTTCCATAAAGGAGAAAGAATGGGAACAATTCAAGAAAGAAATAGGCATATGTCCTCTGTGTGGAACGAAGCTAAAGTAAATACCCTTCCTGATAAATTGAAATGTTTCATGTGTGGACATTCAAGTACAACAAATGATTTTGAATGGAAAGTAATGAACAAATATTTTTATATCTGTCCGAATTGTAACAGTGTTGTGATAACCAAAGAAAATTACATGGAAGATATTTTTAGAACTGTTTGCTTTCTTTCTTTTTTTTCTATACTTTCAAATTCATCCCATTAAAAATGAAGTTTTTAATAACCGGAGACTGGCATATTTCAAACATAAATCCGAGGAATCGGATTGATGATTATTTTTCTGCCCAGTCTAAAAAGATATCCTGGATACTGGATGCAGCAAGAAAGGAAGACTGTGTTGCCATCCTTCAACCGGGAGACTTCTTCAATTCTCACAAGGCAAGTGATTTCCTGAAACAATATTACATTCAGGTTTTGAAGGATTGCAACACCTCTTTTATGACTATTTACGGTCAACACGACCTGCGATTTCATAGCTCAGACGTATATAACACCCCTTTAAAGGTCATGGAAAGGGCCGGGGCTATCCGAATCCTATCCCCCTTCTCCCCGATTGATTTAAAGGGCATCCTTGACGTTTACGGAGCGTCTTGGAACGAAGAAATACCTGCTATATTTCCCGAAGATACACCTTCAATTCTTGTAACTCATAGAATGATAATAAAGGATACAAAGTTATGGGAAGGACAAGAGAATTATGAAATAGCCAATAATTTATTAAAGAATAATAGATTTGAATTAATTGTTACCGGGGATAATCACCAACATTTTGTGGAAGAATATGATGGAAGATTTCTGGTTAATTGTGGTTCTTTAATGAGGTCCACTTCTGCACAAGTTGACCATATTCCGGTAATTTACATTTGGGATTCCGAAACAAAAGAGCTTATCTATGATGAAATTCCGATAGAGCCAATCGAAAATGTTATGAACCTGAAAAAATTGGGAGAGGATAAAGAAAATGATGAAAAGCTTGAAGCTTTTGTAAAGGGACTTCAGGACCAGCAAATGGAAGGATTTGATTTCAAAGAAAATCTTTATATATATATAAAAGAAAACAATATACCTGAACCCGTGGAAACAATCATAGAAACAATATTAAATAGGATTGAATAATATGCAAAAAATAATGGACAAAATGAAAGAATTGCAGGAACAGATTGCAGACGCAAAACATTCAAAAGCTCAAGCGGAAGGGAAGTATAACGCTATTATGGACAATCTGAAAAAAGAACACAACATTAGCACCCTTGAAGAAGCGGAAAAGGAAGCAACAAAGATTAAAAAAAATCTGGATAAACTTGAAGTGCAAATAAAAGAAGAGTTTGAAAATCTTCAAAAGGAATTTGAATTTTGAGTGGCCCAATCCAAAAATTAACAAAAGAAGAAGAGGTAAGAATTGTAAAAGCTGCTTCAAGAGATAAGTTGAGACTTACCGATTTAATTATCAGATTTGGAAGGGCGGGAGAAACAATTAGAAAGATTTTAAAAAGATATGGAGTATATATTCCAAAAGGAAAGAATGAAAGGTCTTTTTGATGAAAGAACTTGATGATATAAAGGAAAGACTTTTAAAGGCAATCGCCAAAAGGGATGTTCTTATTGATGAAATTAGAACAAATGAAACCGAAATGGCCCAATGGGAAATAATCCTTCTTAATCTTGAACAGGCAAAAGAACTGATTAATGTTGTAGCACAAAAAACACAGGCAAAGATGGAGTTTCATTTTTCCGATATTGCTTCCGTTGCTCTGTCTTCAGTGGACCCAAACTTTCCAAGTCTTGAAATAAAATTTGAGACCAGAAGAAACCAATCAGAGTGTGATATAAAATTTAAAGAGTATGGGGAACTTGACGACCCAATGGAATCATCAGGTGGGGGAGCAAAGGATATTGCCTCATTTGCTTTAAGACTGGCTTATTGGAGTTTAAATAAGAACCGTCCGGTAATGATACTGGATGAACCATTCCATTTTGTGTCCCCGGACAGGCAAGAGCAAACATCAAGAATGCTGAAAATGATATCTGAAAAACTGGGAATACAAATAATAATGGTATCCCATCAACAGGATATTAATTATGCAGCCAATAAAACTTTCCGGGTAACAAAAAAAGATAGAATAAGTACTGTAGTGGAGGAGTAAAAATGTCTTTTGTTAAAATATTTGATGAATTTAAAAAGAAATATCCAAAAGGAACACTTAAACTGACTTTTGATTCCCCGTCAACCGGATACATTGCATTTACTGAAAGAAGTTTATTACATTTTGTGTATGCAAATTTTGATTCTATCCCTACCTTTCTTGCAATTTTGGAAGAAAGAATGGAAATTAAAATTACTATGGGAGATTTGATTATATAAAATTATATGCT